GAACCAGGCGGTCAATGCGTTGTCGCTTGAGATATTCAGAGGGCTCGGCGTTCGCAACAAGCGGTGGGTATTCCGGTGCTCAGAGGGCAATCCGTGCGAACGTATCGGGCGAGTGCTCGGCCTGCCGGTGATCGTGCCGATTGATGATCCTTTTGTCCGCAAGGGTGACGAGTTGCCAATGGCGGGCAAACCGTATATCGTAATGCGTGACCGTCTGCATCCGCCGTTGCGTGACGGGTGTATCTGTCAGATTGAAGCGGAGTCGTAAGGGCGAATTTAATGGAACCATTCCGAGCCGATGACAGCGTAGAGCAGATGCGCACGAAGATACGTCAGTACGAAGCCGAGCAGCACAAAGCCCCGCAGCGATTCTGGAAGCAGCGGCGCAAAGAATACCTTTGGAACCTGAATTGGCAAGGATTGAAGCGGAGTTGTAACGATGCCACTACCAAGTCCGAAGCCGGGTGAAGAACAAGACAAGTGGATTTCCCGTTGCATGGGCAACGATACCATGAAAGAGGAGTACCCCGACAGCAAGCAGCGGCAAGCTGTCTGTCAGCAGAAGTGGAAGGACAAGGATAAGAAGAGTTCGGGATACTCACGCACCCCGATTGAGATGAATGCAGAAGGTGGTTTTCTAATCCCGAAAGAAGCTTCGGATGCAATCTGCCAGGCCAGAGAAGCGGCCATCTTCCCACCGGATCCGCCGAGCGTAAGGTATACCGTGCCAGCAGGTTCGGTCCGCGTTGACAAGATAGTATTGCCCGACGAGCGTCACGATAACGAGATCGAACGGCGGTGCTTTGCCGAATCCGAACTCCGCATAGATAGCGAGGGTGATGATGCGCAGCCAGTCATACGCGGTCATGCCGCCTTGTTTAACAAACTCAGCGATGAGTTGACCGGATTCGACGATACTGGGCGGCTGCGGAGATTCCGTGAGCAGATATTGCCAGGCGCATTCAAGCGGTCGCTGGCGAAACAGGTAGACGTCAAAGCCCTGATCGGGCACGAAACAGAACTTCAGACTATCGGCAGAACTACCAACGGCACGCTAGAACTCGAAGAGGACGGTAAGGGGTTGGCCGTGAAGATCGCACCGCCGGATACACAGCCGGGCCGGGACGTGACTGCGCTTGTGAGAAGAGGCGACTTGAATCAAATGTCGTTTGCTTTCAAGATCAGGAAGGGTGGCGAATCATGGGAGGAGGACGAGGCAGGCAAGGCAATCCGAACAGTGAGCGACCTGGACTTGTTTGATGTGAGCATTGTGAGTTTCCCAGCATATCCGCAGACAAAGGTAGCCGTGCGTTCTTTAACCGCATGGCGGGCTGAGCAGGATAAGGCCGCCCAGAACCAGCGCGAAATAAATAAGCGGAGGATTGATAGCCGTGCCTGAGAAGCCTAAATGGCGGTCATTCAGTGAATATCTGCTCGCGGCCGCGGTCCGCCGAGCGGATGTCCGCGACGGAGCAGGTGTCGATGAACGGCTGGAGGAATTGCCGATAACTGGGATGACAGCGGAGACACGGGACAAGATGATAGCGGAATGTGATGCTGCGATTGAGGCAGCAGAGAAAAATAAACGGCTACTTGACAGCCGGGGAGTTTGGGGGTCTCGTCTGAGTCAAGAACAGATAGATGACATAATGGTTGTCGAGGGATCTTTGGGTTCAATTACAAAAGACCTTGACAAACTCATTGAAATGGAGTAGGATAGAAGCGAAGAATACAGTTGGTGCCTGATCCGTGAGGGGTTGCCCTCGGGCGCAAAGCCGTCAGCGGGACAGGCATAACAGTAGCACCTAGCTTGCAAAGTTGAGCACGGACTACTTGTCACTGGAAGGTATCCAGTGGCCGGTGGCCCGTGCTTTTTTTGTGGTCTCCGGCCCATTTGGGAGACTGCAAATGGTCAACGTAAAGGAACTAAAGGAGGTGCGGAAAAAGCACCTCGACGATGCCAAGGTCATCGAAGACCTGGCAGCCAAAGAAGAGAGGCTGTTGACCGACGAGGAGCAGATCACCTTCGACGGTCACCTCACCGATTGCGACAAGCTCACTGAGCAGATCGACAAGCAAGAGGCACACCTGAAGCGCGGCTCCGACCTCGCAACCAGAATTGCCGCGAACGACGCGGCGGGCACCAGTGCCGACGGCGTGATGGGTGACATGCTCGCCGGCGGCCAGCGAACGGTTCCAGCCGAAGCTAAGGGGCACGGGTGGTCGTTTGGGGAGTTCTTGCTTGCTGCCCGTCGGGCGGTCAATAGCAACGGGATGGACTTCGACAAACGCCTGCTCGAAACCCGGCAAACCGGATCAAGCGAAGGCGTGGCGGCGGACGGCGGATTTCTGGTTCAAGTCGAACATTCGGCCGAACTGCTAGCGCGGGCGTACACGGACGGTGCAGTGATCGGCAGGTGCCGCAAGATCACGATCGGGCCGAACGCTAACGGCCTGACGATGAACGGGATTGACGAGACTGATCGCGCCAACGGCAGCAGATGGGGCGGAATCAAAGCTTACTGGCTCGCCGAAGCTGGGGACAAAACGAAGTCCAAACCAAAGTTCCGACGCATTGAGTTGAATCTCAAGAAGCTCGCAGCGCTTTGGTACTGCACCGATGAGCTTTTGCAGGACTCACAGGCGATTACTCAGATCGCTACTGAGTGCTTCAGCAAGGAACTCACGTTCAGGGTCGAGGACTCGATCATCAACGGAACCGGCGCGGGTCAGCCGCTCGGCATTCTCAATTCGCCCGCTCGTGTGGTGGTAGCCAAGGAACCAACCCAGGCAGCTACTACGATCCTTAGCGAGAACATCTGGAATATGTACGCGCGGCTGTTCCCTGAATCGCTCGGCAACTCAGTGTGGTTCATCAATCAGAACTGCTGGCCGCAGATTTTCAATCTGCATATCGCTGTTGGCGCAGGCGGCGCCCCGATGTTTATCCCGGAAGCGGGTATGACCCAAGGCCCGGCCGGGATGCTGATGGGTCGCCCGATCGTCCCGATCGAGTTCTGTGCCGGTCTCGGCACGGAAGGTGACATCATCCTGGCAGATATGAGTCACTACATCGTGATTAACAAGGGCGGCGTGAAGACCGACTCTTCGATACACGTGCAGTTCACGAATGACGAGACCGTGTATAGGTGGGTGGAGCGCGTCGATGGCCAGCCCGATTTGACTGCGCCGTTGACGCCGTACAAGGGTGTCGGTGATACGTTGTCGCCGTTCGTTGTTCTGGCGGTTCGAGCATAAGGAGATTTGATATGGCATTGGCTTTCAATTTGCCGTCACAGTGCAAGATCGTCCAGGCAACATTGGGTGCGGTGACGACTACCGGCGGCATTACGTGTGGTTTTGTTTCACTGAAGAACGTCCACAAGGCGTGGATCGTTGCGCATTTCAATCAGGCGGTAGGGCACGCAACAGGTATGGACCCGACGCAGGCAACTGTCGTTGCCGGTGGGGATGCAAAGGCAATCACTGCCGTATGCCCTATCTGGGCAAACGAGAACTGTGTGACTAACGACATACTCGTGGTAGCGACTCCGGCGATCACCTATAATCCGACGGCGGACGTTGCGACGAAGTTGGTCATCTTTGAGATTGACCCATCCGGCTTTGACGTGAACGGTGGATTCGATGTGCTTGGTTTCACGCTAGATAACAGTGCTCAGGCGACGAACTTTGTGTCTGTTCTTTACTACCTGTGGGAGCGATACCCGCAGGCGACGCCGCCTTCGGCGATCATTGACTAGAACTGATAGCGTGGTAGCGGGGGTGCCCCACGCGGGGTGCCCTTACCACGCTTGCCTAACACTGGAACGAAAGGAACCCAGGAATGGCAGATAAATCAGAACTCTTTGTAAACAAGCAGTCCGGTGGGATGCACGTTGTCACAAGCGAGCAGACAACCACCGGCGACATCTTCTTTGTGAACCACGCGACCGGCACTGATGCTGCTACTCATGGTCGGCACCCGGACGCGCCTTACGCAAGTCTCGCCTATGCGGGGCTGCTCGCTACCCTCGGCCCCAAGGCGGACAGGCAGGACATCATCTATCTGATGCCCGGCCATGCGGAAACCGTGAGTGCCGCTGGCGATATGGTTCTCGACATTGCTGGCGTGTCAATCATCGGCATCGGGCATGGCACCCTACGTCCGACGATCACTCTGGATACGATTATCTCTGCTGACATCGACATCGACGCTGCACGGATCACGATTGAGAATGTAATCTTCAACGCGGCCTTTGCGGACATCGACATATTGTTCGATGTGAACGCCGACGATTTCACGCTACGCAACTGCCGCATTCAAGGTACAAACTTTCAAATTGTCATTGAAGATGACGGCGGTGCGGCATCTAACCGCATCACGGTTGAAGACTGTATCCATGTTGATCGCGCCGCAGCGAACACGCATTTCACGAACTTTGCCGGTACGGGTGACGGGCACGTCATCAGGAACAATGTCTTCATGGGCGACTACGGCACGATGTGTCTCGGTGGTGCTGGTGCGGTGACGAACATCATCATCGCCGGCAATGCGATCAGCAATACTGCGGCTGTAAATGACACGTGCATCAGTCTACCAGCGGCGACAACGGGGATTGTTGTGAACAATCTATGTGGCGGCGGTGCTGCGGTAGCCAACGGTGTTACATGCCAGGACTGCACAATTGCCGAGAACTACTATCAGTTGGACACTGCCGATCTGAGTGGCCTTCTTGATCCGGTTGCTACGTAAGGAGATACCAAATGGCAAGAACAGATATGTTTGTAACGAAGCAACCGGGCGGGAAGTTCATCGTCAAGAACGAAGCGATGACCACCGGGGATGTGCTATTTGTCAATTCCAGTGGGGGTACTGACGGTCCTGGTCGCGGTCGGAACCCTGATGCGCCTCTTGCTAGTCTTGCGTATGCCGGGCTACTTGCCAACGCCATGTGTACGGTCAACCAGTGCGACATCATCTTCCTGATGCCTGGTCACGCTGAGACCATCAATGGCGCGGCTGGCGCAATGGCATTGGACACGGCGGGTATTTCCATCATCGGTCTTGGGGAAGGTGCGCTACGTGCGACGCTTACGTTCGACACGGATATTGGTGCCATTATTACCATCGACGCTGCCAACATCCGCATAGTGAATGTCGTGTTCTCGGCAAACGAAGCGGACATCACGACAGCCATTGATGTCAACGCCGATGACTTCACGTTGAGTCATTGCCGGTTCCAGGCGACAGCGGCGAATATGAACTTCCTGATTACCGTTCAGGACGCTGCGGCCGGCGGTTCGGATCGTATCACGATCGAGGACTGTTACTACCTGGACCGTGACGCATCGAATACGGATTTTATCAGTATGGAAGGCACGGGTGACGGGCATATTGTCCGCCGCAACATCATATTCGGCGACTTCGGCAATATCTGCATTGGCGGCGCTGGCGCAGTTACCAATGTTCTGATTGCGGACAACTACATTAGCAATGCGTCGAATGTGAATGATAGCTGCATTGATGTTGCTGCTGCGACAAATGGCATTGTCGTTCGTAACCTGTGCTGTGGTGTCGCCGTGCAGGCTAACGGTGTCACGGCAACGGCGTGTACTATCGGCGAGAACTACTACGGTGTGATTGGTGAGGAACTGAGCGCGATTCTCGATCCGCCGAATGCGTAAGGAGATGTCGTATGGCTGGCGCTACTATGACGTTCGCCTACGATGATGTAGGCACAGTCAAGAAGATCATCATCGACTGGCTATCGGATGACGCCACTGCGGATGTCGTTGGCACAACGAAGAAGATCAGCGGGTTCTTGCTGAAGGGTGTTACTGATCCTGACGTGAATGCC